GAGGAACATCATGTTCTGACTCTGGCTGGTATGCCCCAGGAGCAGGAGGTGCTGGATATTATGGTGGAGGAGCAGGATCAAATGATGGTGGATATGGATCAGGCGGTGGTGGAGGGTCAAGTTATTATAATCCATCATATGTAACTTCAGTATCTTCAACAGCAGGAAATGATGGCGGAACAACAGCTAAATCAGCACCAAATAATGGAGATTCAAGATATGTAGCTGGAGTTGGAGCAACATCTGCTTCATCTGATGGTGGAAATGCTTTAGTAGTATTAATATATTAATACTATAATTGGTATAATAAAATTATGAGTTATCAGCTCAAAGTAATCAAAGATTATCCAATCGGATTTTGGCCGCTTGATGAATCTTCTGGCGCAACCGCCACAGATATATCTGGATGCGGCAATAATGGAACATATACAGGATCTCCCGCAACTAACATGCTACCGCTTGTACCAGGCGGAATTTCTGGAACACGTATTACAAATACAGCATATGTAACATTTCCAATTACTAAAGATTTTTATGGCGCAAATGTTGGGGCGGGATTCGGAACAAAATACACTTCAGATAATGACTTTACCTTAGAAGTATGGTTTAATCAATCTATAGAGTCTTCTAATGAAACACCTATTTTGGCGGATTTAACAAATGATATTGGTCTATTTTGGGAAAATGGAGATATCGTATTTAAGGTGTCTGATACAAATTCTATTAGGTGGGCAATTGAAAATCCAACTAAGGCATTGCATATTGTAGGAATATATACAGGTGGATCAATAAAGTTATATGTAGATGGAGAAGAAGTAGCTACAGAAATTGTAGAAAACTTTAAATTTACCAATACCTCAATATCTTTACAGTCTGGCCCAACCACAGTTAATACAGATAGTTTTATTGTAGATGCCCCAGCTGTCTATAGATATTCATTATCTAAGTTTTCTATTTTGAAGCATTTTGTAGACGGAAACATTTCTTGCCAGCCATTGCATATTGCATATCCAGAAGAAGGAACATTATTTAGTTGTACCGACGCTAGAATAAAGGTTAACTTTGAATATGTATTTGGGGTAGATAATAATTGGTCGGATTTAATAAATTCAGATTCCTATTATGATGAGGCTAATGGATATGTATCGTTTTATAAAACAGAAACATCTACTTCAAAAGAATTAATTATAGAAAGATCATTCTTAATTCCGTCAGATATTGGCCTAATTACTTCAAAGGTGGAATGGAGTAATAGATTGGGAATACGTGTATATTCAAAGGAATCTGAATCTGCATCATGGCAGGAATGTACAAATGGAAGACCATTACCACAATATCAAAAGGGTGCATTTAATTCATCAAATCAAGTCTTTATAAAAGTTGTTATGTCTACAATAGATGCCAGCAAATATCTACCTAGACTATCTAAATTATTTATAAGATTCTATTCAAACAATAACTTATTTGCAGATAACTTTGGCGATAAAATTGAATCATCTTCAGATTATTATTTGGGCGGGACAAATTATCACGTTCTATCCAGAGAAATAGATAATGGAATTAGACCAAAAACTAATACTGGATTTGATTTAACTACAATATCTGAATTAAAGACTATAGAGTTATTTTTTACACCTGAAGATATTTCTGCCACCACTTTATTTTTTGATCCGACCACTAGCTCGAAGTTTGGCTGGAATGGGTCAGGAACGGTCTCTAAGGCCTCTGTAAGCAAAGTTTACATCAATGGGGTAGATAGGACCTCAGCTACCTCCATAAGCAGCCATATCGTCGCTAAACAGCCACATCATATTGTATTAGTTTTATCACAAGCTGTGACTGGAACCCTTCATTTTAATTATGAAACTTCAGGCGGAGGGGCAAGTCACCTATATAACAATATTATGGTTTATGAGAGAGAGCTTTCAGATTCTCAAATTACCTCTCATTTTAATTTATATACAAGCAAACCAGCGCAATCTTTGGCAGAACCAGTCATTACCCTGACAGAAACAGCACCAAAGTATTATAATAACGATTACGTCGTTGTCAATTTTGCATAAAAAAGACATCCAGCCTGACAAAAAGCTGGACTTTGACTATAAAGAGTGGTAAAATAAAACACATGAGTATTAAAACCACCACCATTGAAAATGAGACCCGCCTTGGAATATATGTCTGGGAAATGCCAGACGGACGGTGGATTGGTGACGACGAAGGAAATTATCTATCAGTCACATCAATGAAAGGCAATAAATCTAAGATCGACGCCCTTGCAAGAGAGGTTCGTTCTTACGGAATTTATGAAGGGCAGCCAAAGTTTTTAGAGGGACGTAGAAAAATTGATGATGAGGAACTTCATTACCAACAGCAGAGACTTGAGTGGGGCTTGATTCCAGATCCTCTAGATATTGGTAATTATAAGGATGAAATGAGGAAAGCAAAATAATGACAGCAGAGTTTATTGAAGATTCAGATTCTCAAGAGATTGAGATTTCAAATGCTGCAGATTGGGCAAAGTTTCATTCTCCAACAATTCAAAAAACAAACGACCCATTTAAGATTGAAGGCGAAGACCTTACTAAAGTATCTGGGCTAAGCCCAGCATTCCGTCGGAAGATGAATAGAGATCTTCAAAAAAAATTCTCTGGTATTGACGGAACAGGGACACAACAGAATTTATTGCAACAGGCTATCACAGGATATGCCATGTTCGACCTTGTCGAACCTCCATACAATATGGAGTATCTATCACAGATTTATGAAATATCTGCATATAACTATTCAGCAATTAATGCTAAGGTTGCAAATATTGTGGGATTAGGTTTTGAATTTATTGAAACCCGCAAAACAATTGAAGCAATGGATAGCATAGACAACGAAGTACAATTAGAGCGGGCACGTAGAAAGCTTAATAGACTTCGTCAAGATCTACATGAATGGCTAGAAGATTGCAATGAAGAAGAAACATTTAAAGAAACACTAATCAAATTTTATACAGACGTAGAAGCAACAGGAAACGGATACCTTGAAATAGGTAGAACATCTGCAGGCAAAATTGGATATGTTGGACATATCCCAGCAAAGACAATGCGTGTTCGTCGTTTGCGTGATGGATTTATTCAATTGCTATATGGCAAGGCTGTATTCTTCCGTAATTTCGGAGATCAAGAAACTCCTAATCCAATTTCAGGCGGTCTAGATAGACCAAACGAAATTATTCATATGAAGAAATACACGCCGCAAAATAACTATTACGGCATTCCAGATATCGTATCAGCAGCAAATGCTATGAGCGGAAATGAATTGTCTGCCAAGTACAACCTTGATTATTTTGAAAACAAGGCTGTTCCACGATATATTATTACTGTAAAAGGTGCAAAGCTTTCTACAGAATCCGAGCGTAAGCTTCTGGAATTTTTCCAGGTCGGTCTTAAAGGAAAGAATCACCGCTCACTTTATATTCCGCTACCAGCAGATTCGCCAGACTCAAAGGTTGAATTCAAGATGGATCCAGTAGAGGCAGGCGCACAGGAATCATCATTTAATGTTTATCGTCAATCAAATAGAGACGAAATATTAATGGCACATCGTGTACCAATTTCTAAGATTGGTAGCCCTCAGGGAATTTCTTTGGCAAATGCTCGTGATGCAGATAAAACATTTAAAGAGCAGGTTTGCCGTCCAGTTCAAGATATTTTGGAAAAGAAATTAAATAAATTAATTGAAGAAATGACAGATGCCCTTCAAATTAAATTCAATGAATTAAGTCTAACTGACGAAGATACTCAATCTAAGATTGATGAGCGTTATTTAAGAATGCAGGTAATTACTCCTAATGAAGTTAGAATTCGCAGGGGTATGGTACCTATGGATGGTGGAGATGAGGTTGTTGAATTAAAACCTCAACAGCAGGCGGAAGTAAGAGCCCAGGCTGGAAATACCAGAACCAGAGATCAAGAAAGGGATAATAATTCCCCAGATATTTCAGGGGAAGCTAGAAATCCTCAAGGTGAAGGCAGACAGGTTGAGTAATACTACTCAACTGATTATTTGCCTTATATATAATAACGTTATAAAATTAAGCATATGAATATTGAGAAATCTTTATGGTCATCTAATGGCGACAATATTAATTTGTCTGTGCCGTTCACTAAAGTCAATCGTGAGAAGCGCACAGTTTCTGGTTTTGCAACGCTAGACAATCTTGATCAAACAGGAGATGTTGTAACACAAGAAGCATCATTGAAAGCATTTGAATCTTTCCGTGGAAACATTCGTGAAATGCACGGATCAAATGCAGTTGGCAAAATGGTTTCATTTAAGCCAGAGACATATTATGATCCAGAGACAAAAGAATTTTATAACGGTGTTTATGTAGATGCTTACATTTCAAAAGGTGCACAGGATACATGGGAAAAGATTTTGGACGGAACTCTTCAAGGATTCTCAATCGGCGGAAAGATTATAGATTCAGAGAACGAAGTTAATAAAGCTACAGGTAAGCCAGTAAGATTTATTAAAGAGTATGCATTGATGGAGTTATCTGT